CCCCCGCGATGACTACGACCAAGACAGCCTCTTTGCCACGAAGATGCCGTGGTATTCGGTCGTGGTGCACCTCGACAAGAAGCACGTCGTCAAAGAGGGCGGCTTCAAGCGTAATCCGTACATGGTCCCCCGCTGGCGGCGTGGATCGGGCGAGCGGTATGGCCGTTCGCCGGGCATGGTCCTGCTGCAAGACATCCGCTACTGCAACGCCCTGAGCAAGGCAGCGTTATCGGCAGCGATGAAGGAAGCGGACCCGCCTGTGCAGATGCCGGACAGTGGGTTTCTGAAACCAGCCAGACTGGGTCCGGGCGGGCTCAATGTTTACCGCAGTTCGAGCATGGGTCGGATCGAGCCGATCCCGACCGGAGCCCGCTCGGACCGGGCGTATGCCCTGATCCAAGAGATCGAGAACCGCATCCGTGCCGGTTTCTACAACGACATGTTCCAGATGCCGATGAACGATCGCATGACTGCGACCGAGATCATCCAGCGTCAACAGGAGCAGCGGGGCCTGTTCGCTCCGACTCTGAACCGGCTCTACAGCGAACTGCTTGACCCCTTGGTGTACGAGGGCTTCGACTTGGCGATCCGCAACGGGATGTTGCCGGAGGCCCCCGAAGGCATCCGTGAGGCGAACCTGAAGATTCACTACACCAGCCCGCTTGCCCGTGCTCAGCGTGCGTCGGAAGTGCAGTCGTTCTTGGAATGGTTCTCCCCGCTGGGTGCGGTGGCACAGTCGGACCCGACGGTCTTGGACAATATCCACCCGGACCGGCTTGCACGGCGACTGGCGAAGGCGACCTCGTTGCCGGAAGAGATCACGCGAACGGATCAGGAGTTGCAGGTTCTCCGCGACGTGCGGGAGCAGCAGCAGCAGCAACAGGAAGAAATGATGGCGGCACAGGCGACTGCGTCGGCGGCAAAGGACGGTGCTCAGGCGATCAGTGCCCTGAGACAGTAAAGGCATGGAAGATAAGACAACCGAAGGTGAGGCGGTCGAAGCGATCGAGCGGATGTTTGCCTGTAAGGACGGGCAGATTGTCGCTCAATGGCTTGCCGACCAGATGAGTTACAATCGACCATTGACGATGATCGGGGATTCCCCCGTTGATCCTTATTTGTCCAGCTACCGGGACGGTATTGCCGAAGCGTACCGACGGCTGCTGGAATTAGCCGGATATCGGATAACTTACGAAAGGAAGCCCGATGAGCGAAGAGACGACGACGGAAACGACGGAGACTACGGAACATACGGAAGCGTGGACGGCCTCGCTCCCTGAAGACCTTCAAGGCTCGAAGAGCTTGGAGAAGTTCAAGGATGTGGAGTCTATGGCTCGGAGCTACTTGGAGGCCGAAAAGGGCCTGAGTAGCCGGATGAAGGTGCCGGAGAAGGACGACACGGAGGGCTGGGATCAGGTGTTCACTCAGCTCGGTCGCCCAGAATCGGCGGACAAGTACGACTTGGAGGGCATCCAGAACGCGGAGCTGGCCCAAGGCGAAGAGAACAAGGCCACGATTGACCGGTTCAAGGAGGTCGGCCACAAGTACGGCCTGAATAACCGGCAGGTGGCGGGGATCATTGATGATGTCCTCGGCATGACCCTTGAGCAGCAGCAGGCGGCGGGTGAGGCCCGCGAAGCTGACATCGCCGCGTTGAAACAGGAGTTCGGCAACCAGTTCGACGCCAGAGTAGAGCTAGCCAACTCTACTTTGCGCAAAATGGTCGAGAAGACGGGCGGCGACTTTGATCGGCTCTCGGAAGCCCTCGTTCAGTCGGGAATGACCAGTAACCCCGACCTGCTGAAGGCTTTGGCGGGCGTGGGCCGCATGATGGAGCAGGACAAGCTCTACGGTGCAGGCGGCGAGCCTCGCTCGATGACGGGGATGACCCCGCCTGAGATCAAGGCCCGGATCGACCAGATCACCATCGAGAACCTCGAAGACCTGAAGATGGGCAACGCCAACGGGCAGGCGAAGCAGGCTGAGATCAACAAGTTGATTGAAATGCTTGGTCAGGCCGTGTAATATGCTGACGGGTGTGATGGCCCTGCTCTCGCCGATGGGTGATATGGCGATAGAGCAACAGACGACGACCGAGTCCGTATCTCCTGCGGGCTCGGTTGTTTTTTTATCCTCAATTAGTTGACAGTCTAAATTTAGGTTGGATATGGTGTCTCCTGTTCGGCAACCGAAAGGCCCGGACTGACGCGGCAAAGCCGCACGCTGGCCCCGTATTAGGGCAAGAGCGTCCCGTCTTCGACGGATAAACGCCCGAGAACAGAACTAACCGTTTTCCCTGTTTTTGGAGTTTATCCAATGGCTTCTACAGTCCCTACCCATTTTGTCGACCAGTTCGACAGCAACATCCGGATTCTCGCTCAGCGTAGCGGGTCCGCGTTGGAACCTACCGTTCAGAGCAAGACGCTCAACGGCAACGAATGTACTTTCGAGCAGATTGGCTCGGTTGAGGTCCAAGAGATCACCAGCCGTCACGCTGACACCGTCCTGACTGAAGCGGATCACGTCCGCCGATGGGTCGGTAGCCGTGACTTCGCTGTTGCTCAGCTTCACGACTGGACCGATGACTACCGTCTGATCGTCCCCGTTTCGTCCGCTTACGTCCAGATTCAGGCTAAGGCCGTCGGTCGCAAGAAGGATGACCTCATCGTCGAGGCGTTTACCGCCGACGCGAAGAGCGACCGTACTGGCTCGACCACGATTTCGTGGAGCCCCTCGGCCTACACCGGCTCGAACCCCACGACTGACCAGCTCTATATCGACCACGATTACGACGAGCTGGGCCAGCTTTCGAGCACCGGCACGGGCATGTCCCTGCTGAAGCTGCGTGCTGCACGCCGTATCCTTGAGATGCGGGATGTGGACCGCGATCAGCCGTGGTACATCACGATGACCCCGAACCAAGAGCAGGACCTCCTCTCGGACCCCAACCTGACTACGATCGACCGGATGAACCTCCGTGCGTATCAGGCTGGCGAGATGCCCAGCTTCTACGGGTTCCAGTTCGTGAAGACCACCGCCCTCGTGAACGGCTCCCACGGCTTCCGTGAGTGCTATGCTTACACGAAGAACGCGATGGGCATGGCGGTAGGTGCTTCGATGTCCTCCGAGATGGAGCGTCGAGCAGACAAGAACTACCACCTGCAAATCTACACCAAGTTCGCCGCGAACGCCTCTCGCCTCGACGAGACCGAGATCGTTCAGATTCGCTGCGAAGAAACCCCGGCCACCAGCTAATCGAAAGGACTTTGACAGATGAGCACTTTTTACGGAACCAACATGACGAGCATCGTCAGCTCCCCGCCTTCGGACGGGACTAAGCTCGACGCTTCTCAAGTCGGGGTCAAGGTCCGCTGCTTCATTGAGCAGGTAGACCTTGAGACCAATGACATCGACGACGCAGACACCGTCTTCGTCGGCCAGCTCCCGGCCAACAGCCGCCTGCTCTACATTGACATCATCGCCAACGGCAGCTCCGATCTGTCTGCGGCGGATGCCTCTGCGGGCGACGGCACGGACGCGGACCGCTTTGCGGCTTTGACCGACCTTCCTGCCGCTGGCAAGTCGGTTCGCCTCGATGCTCCTGCGGTGAGCTTTGCGGGTTCGGAAGTTACCGCCGTCACCAACGTCGTCCTGACGATTGATGCGGCTGACCTTCCTAATGCGAGTGGCGATGGCTTCACTGCCATCACCTACTACGCTGACCTGAACTAGGATTCTTTCCTCCGGCGACCCCGCTTTAACGAGCGGGGGAGCTTTTATGAACAGTTTCGACTGTAACCATGTTTGGACAGGCGGTGTCCGGCTCAAGCATGTTGGGCCGACGGACTGTATCGTTGAGGAAGATGTTCGAATCTTTGGCGTCATGGTCCCCAAGGGCTTTCGCACCGATGGGGCCAGTGTCCCGCGAGCGTTCTACAACATCATCCCGCGATTCACCGACGCGTTGCTCGCAGCTCTCGTTCACGACCTTCGGTATGACCCTCCAGACAAGATTCGCATCCTGACCCGCAAAGAAGCCGATCAGGAATTCCGCGACAACCTGAAGGCGTGCGGGGTCAACTTCGCTCGTCGGCAGGCGGCTTATCGGGCCGTGCGGCTTTTTGGCGGCATCCCGTGGGCACGCGGCAGCAAGCGTGGTATTATCAACGCAGGAGACTATGTATGAGCAAGCGAACCTTCGAGAACTTGGTTACAGGCATCCTCCTTGCGGGGGCCCTTATCCTGACGTTGGGCTGCGAAACCCGTGGCGTGACGGTGACGCGTCCTGACGGCACGGTCGTTGCCTACAACCGGGCAAGCCTGTTCTCGTCCTCGAACAGCGACGGACTTAACTTCAGCCGGGACGGGGAAGACGTGTTCCTTGAGATTGGCCCGACTGGATCGGAAACGGAGTTTGAGGCGTTGATTAAGGCGATCCAGTTTGGAGCCAAGATCGCGGTCCCTGCTCCCTGACTCGGGAATCACGGATGAATATCGCTATTGTCATTGAGATTATTGCTCTTTCAGTCACGATTATTACCGTGGCTGCTTCTGCCGTTTGGGGCGTAGCGACCATGCGGCAGGTCACGGTTCAGTTG